TTAGAATAGAGAAAATACTATCTTTTAAAAAGCCGTGGCTAATTTTCTCATTCCCGTAGCAATAGGGATCGGAGCTAACCTATTATTATCTCTATTTGCTCCTAAACCCCCTACCCAACAAAAAGGAAAAATTGAGGATACTGGTGTTCCCGATGCTGAATACGGCAGAAGCCTATCCTATCCTTTTGGAAGGGTGAGGAAAGAAGGGCTAACTATGATGTGGGGGATTCCCCTTAAGGAAGTCGTCACATCCAAAAGGCAAGGCGGAAAAGGTGGTGGTGGTGGGCAAACTACCGAAGTTTACACTTATTTTCTGACAGCCGCTTATCCAATTGCTAGAAAAATTGGCTCTGTTAGGCGAGTTTGGATGAATAGCGTCCTTGTTTACAACTCTGAAACCAATGACGAAAAAAGCCTAAAATTTATTGAACACACAACTATTTATACTGGCAATCAAACTACACCATCGTCAGTAATTCAATCAAAAGAATCCAACCCAGTACCTGCTTTTACTGGAATGTCTTTTTTAGTTTTTAATAATTATCCGATTGCTAATTATGACGGCACTGGATTTCCTACTATTGATGTTGAAGTGATTGGAGAAAGTGGAAACAATCCAAAAATAAAAGATATTTTGAAAACTATTTGTAAATTAGCTGGTAGAACAGACGATCAAATTGACGTAACTGATATTCCTAATGATTACCAAATTCAAGGATTTGATTTATTGTTTGACGGGACATCTTTTGCTGATCAGTTAGAAGAACTTATGAGAGCTTTTTTTATTGTGACAGGGGAGCCAAAAGATAAAATCATTTTTAAAAGACAAGAACAATCATCTGATCCTATTTTTATCCCTAAAAGCTCTTTTGGGTCTAAAAAATTTGGAGAAAATCCTATTGACCTTAATGAAAAAAAACTGACTCATTTTAGAGAAACCCCTAGTGCCGTTACGGTATCTGGACTAAATGTTTTAAAAAATCATGAAACTATTACCGCAGTAGCTAAAGACCCATCAGATACTCACACAAACGAGCTTAGTTTCCAAACTAAGCTAATAGACATAGATATGTTTTTTATGAATATTGCCTCAAAAATTCTTTTTTTAGGGAAAACGCAATCAAAAACTTTCTCAAAAATGTTTTTATTACCGGCATGGGAAAATTTAAAGGTTGGGGATATAATTTTTACTGATGATAATAACAATTACCATCAAGAATTGATGCAAATTACAAAGAAAGTAAGAGGAGTAAATTATTTAATTGAAATTGAAGCTTCTCGATTTCAAGGAGTAGGATATTTGCCAGATATTCCTATAGATAACGAATTTCCGCCAGACAATGACAATAACATTCCTCCTTCCTATAACGAATTTCCGCCAGACAATAACACTCCTCGTCCCTACGGACGCGCTAACGCTATTCCTATTGAATGCCCAATAGTTAATAGCCGAGATGCCGACATAGGAATTTATGTAGCAATTGAAGGTAACTCTAGTTTTAACAGAGGAGCCTTATTTTATTCCGATGACAACGGCTTAAGTTATGATTTTGCTGTTGGCAATGTTGTCAACAGCGTAACTGGTACTGTATTAAGCTTCTCCCCAAATTTTAACAACGCTTCTCCTAGTTTTATTGACGATTTAAATTGGATACGAGTAAGCATGAATTCAGGGCAATTAGAGCCAGTTACCCTTGAAACATTTTTATCAGGCAAACAATTAGGTTGGTTTTCTACTGGAGAAATTATAGCGTTTAAAAATGCTGCTATTGTGTCCAACAATCCCTTGACCTTTGATATTTCATATACAATTCGTGGAGTCAAAGGAACTGAACCGGCTATCTCTAGGCATATAATAGGAGAAAAATTCGTGTTACTAACTAATTATTTAGTTCGATTCCCCTTAAATCTTTCTGATATTAATCGAGAATATTTATTAAAAGTAGTTCCTAATGAATTACTTGAAACCGACATAGAGGAGGAAGTCTCTCACACAATCACCTTAGAAGGATTGAAGCCTTTCCCTTGTGCTGTAAGAGGGGAAAAAGATAACAACGATTTAATTATTACTTGGTATCGACGGACGCAGTTAAATGGTCGTTGGATTGACTATATCGATATCGCTTACGCAGCAGGAGAATTGGACAGCTATGTAGTCAGAATTTACAGTGGAACCACAATAAAACGAGAATGGTCAGTATCGTCAGCCCGAAGCGTCGTTTACACAGAGGCACAACAAATAGCCGATTGGGGGTCAGTCCAATCAGCTTACACAGTACGGGTTTTTCAAAATTCAAGCTATCCAGTACCTTTTAAAGAATCACTAGCAACGATCGTCTAAGCAGATAGCAGTATTTAATTTAAATATGCTAAGTATATCTACTGTTCTTTTGTAACCAGATTGTTAATAGGGTTATCGACAATCGAAACCTTTACCCTGACTAGGTTTCAGGCTTTGTTAATGCCGTTGACGGATCATAGAGGAAAAATAAAAAGGAAGGAATAATAAACAGACTAGACAATAAGAGTGTAAAAAAAATAATATTGGGGGATAGCGTTAACAGTATCAACAAAGGATGAAACCTATATATATCAAGACTTTCATTGTTAATACCCTTATCTACAATCTATTTACAATAATAACTTAGTTCTTTTGTACTATTATCTTTTTGTAAGTTTTTTGCAAGTTTTTTTTTAAAAATGCTTGACAATTCTAGTAATTTACTATAAGATTGTATTAATCGAGTTTCAGAAGATAGATGCTTGTTACCGAGCTTTCTTCATTTTGTAAATTCAGCGATCCTTACACCTATTTTTAGGAAAAACATTATGTCTAGTGAAATTGTCAATATCAAATCTTCCCCGTTGGAACTTAAAACAGTCGATGATATTTACAAAGTTTCTGATATTTTGGCAAAATCAGGAATGTTTGGGGATGTACAAAGTGCTGCTAAATGTTTTGTCAAAGTTTTAGCAGGAAAAGAGTTAGGTATTCCAGCCTTTGCTTCGATGACTGGTATTCATTTAATACAAGGAAAACCTGCATTAAGTGCTAATTTAATGGCGGCTTTAATTAAAGGATCGGGTAAATACCGATACAAAAAAATTAAACACACGCCAGAAATCTGCGAATTAGAGTTTTTTGAGCTTTGGCAAAACAACTGGGAATCTTTAGGGATTAGTTCTTTTTCAAAAGACGATGCCCAAGCAGCAGGACTTCTCGCAGGGAATCCTAACTGGAAAAAATACCCCAAAAATATGCTTTTTGCAAGGGCGATTTCTAACGGGTTCCGTGAGTTTTGCCCCGACTTAGCACTTGGCGCACCTATTTATAATCCTGACGAGCTAGGCGCTGAAATTGGCGAATCTGGTAATGTAGTAGATGTGGAAGTATCTTTGCCAAGCAAACCACAGTCGTCGCTATCAGAAGAGCGCAAACAAGCTGGAATTATTTGGGCTGTAAATCAAGGATTACCTCAATCAGAAGCAGAACAAGTCGCCCAACAAGCAACCTCTGAAAAAGAATTAGCCGACCTCCTGAAAAAAGCTATAGACGCAAGGCAAAAGCCAGTAATAGAAGTTTTTAGTTCTTTGCTTGATCCTAGTGAACTTCTCAGTGAAGATTTTTAATAGTTAGTTGTCAGTTATCAGCAACCTATAAAGACCTAAAAAGCTAAAAAATCTAAAAATGGAAATTAAGGAGTATTAAATGAATCTGAATCTCTTAGTTGATTTAAGTTATGATGAGTTACCAACTAAAGCCAAGCAATATGTTGATCGCTTAGTTTTTAAAACATCAAAAAAACCCTTTGCATCGAAAATACTAAAAGGACTTCATGACACTGCAATCAAATCAGACGACATAGATGTACTTTTAAGCAGTGCATTTATTGATGCTGATTCAGATAGGGAAGTAAGATGTTTTTGGCGTTTTAAAGTTGCTATATTCCAGTTTATCTTTTCGATTTTAACAGGTGTAGCAATACCTAAACTTCTCAAAGAAAACTATTGTCTTTTTCTGCAATCTCTTGTTATAGCTTCTAGCTATTCTGTAAGGAGCGATGACGATAAATCTAGTCTCTAATATTAGAGTCATAAATAAAGTAAGAAACAACTAAAAATAACCTAAAACAAGAGTAAGCTATATGAGTGCAAATTCAAGAGACAAAATCAGAACCTATGGCTCCGCAAGAGGAGAGTTAATCGTAGTCGATCCCCGACTAATTTCTTTCAGATTAGCTAACGGTGACTTTATCGGACCAAGAATAGGGCTTCATGACGACGGCAAAATGCACGTCTTGCCTAGCGAAACCCATTTAACCTTTAGTCAAGACTTAATTGAGTCTATCTCAGGTGAAAACGGATGGAATACTCGCGTTACCTACGACTTGGAATTGATCAAAGAATTAGCCGATAAAATACTGGCATCAAGAGTAATTTACCAACCCTTACATCTAATAGCCGATGGTGATCGA